TATTGCTCTTCTCATTTTTTCTTATTGCTTCCTTTCCTTTCTTAAATATAGCAGCGACTTTATTTTTTTTCATAACTTTGGCACGCTGTTCTCCAACAGTTAATATCTGAATCTTTCTTGCAAAAGGTTTATTAATACGTTTTACTTTTGCAACAGTAGCGCTTGCATCAGCGGGTGTTGCAAATTTTATCTTAACTGTATCTCTAGGATTTTCATCCGTATACAATCTTCTTCCAGAGCCTTTAGGCTTTTTTCCCGTTCCTGTTTTTGGATCCGCCATTAATTACTCCTTTCAATGTTTTAGCTTGAGCAGCATGAGTCTTTGATGCCTTCTGCAAACCTTTCATAACTTTTTTTATTTTAGCTTTTTGTTTTTTCATATTTCTCCTTCCAATATTTAACTCTTTCTAGTCTTCTAATTCTATAGTCCATTCTGTCTAGTCCTAATATTTTTTTAATAAAATCTATTAACATTTCCATCTTCTTCTAGCCTGACGTAGTCTAGAATTAGGATCTTTAGCAGCTTTCGGAAATTTTTTCATTTGACCGGCGCTTCTTGCGCAGAAGGACTTACGTCTCTTCGCAGCTTTAGATCCAGGTTTTACTTTACCCGTCACGGCTGTTTTTAGTTTTGAGCCTGGATTTTTTCTTCTATATGCAGCAACTCCAGCTCTTGTCATTCCTGCACCTTTTTCCGTTGGACGAAAATTCTTTTTATTTCGAGCAGGCATTTTATCCTGTCGTCTCATTACACCATGCCCTTATAATATTTTTTGTAACTTGGATTTCCAGATACTTTTCCATCCACATCTAATTTTATAAAAGTGCCCATGTAACCACCCTCTGCTGCTTTACTTCTTTTTGCAAAAGTTTTTACGTTAGTTGGTTTACCACCAACACCTTGAGCAACTGCTCTCTTTCTAGATACTGCTGAACGTCTTTGTCCCTCTGACATACGTCTTGCTTTAGCTAGTGGGACGCATTTTGGGTACTTACGTTTTGCATCTGCTTTCTGTTTTGAACGGCCACACTTTGAGAAAGAACCATCTTTCTTTTTACTTCCAATGTCCACCCATTTCTGTTTGAACCATTTATCTAGACCGTTCTTAGCCATGGTTACCTACCTGGTCTTCGTGCTTTACCAAAACCTTTTATTTGTATGCAAGCTTTGCCACCCATACCTAGACCTTGTCTTCTTAGTCTCTGTGTAGCTTCAGTAAGTCCACCGGCAGCTTGATATATTCTACCACCCATAGCAGCAGGTTTACGTCCTTTAAAATCTTTTCTCTTCACACCAGAAGGATCTTTAATTTTACCTGCACATATTTTACTAGCGTATGCATTTGCATATGCGCTTGGGTAGACCTTAAATTTTCGCTTCGCTGCGGCTTTACCTCTAGGACATAATTTAGTCATTATTTTTTCCTCGCTGTTTGTGCAGCTCTTTTAAAGTTTGCTGCAGTCGGTGCACCTTTTGCACCTTTCTTACGCATTTTACCACCACGTTTTCTTTTAGCGTGGATGTTTGCGTATAAACCTGGCCCAGCCATTACGCTTTTTTATTTTTCATTTTTTTCTTCATAAAAGCTTGAAGACCTGGATTTAATTTAGACATACCGCCGCCCATTTTTTTAACACGACCGCCTTTCATCATTTTAGCTTTGCCAAGATCTTTTGCACCTTTACCATCAGCAGCGAAGAAGGGAACTTTTTTTCCATTCTTTGAAACCATTTTTAAACCACCATTTTTCATCATAGTTCTTTTTTTAGTCATACCGCCACCCATCATTTTTTTTCTTGTTCCGTAGTCTTTTCTCATTTTTTTCCTCCGTTTTTAAAAATTTGAGTCCCCTTTATACCATAAATACTCGCGACGACAAGGATCCATAAATTTGTGAACCATGACGGGAGCTGTTGGAACTGCTCAAAGAACTCTTTTATTTTTGCAGCCGCACCCGGATCATCTGAGAAGACCCCCCAGGCGATCACTAAAATTGGCAGCGTTAATACGACGAGCACGAACTCGTCTTTCCAGTCCGACTGTCTGGCCTCCAACAATTTGCCCTGGTACTCGCTCTCTCCTCGGGCCATCTTATCTGCATGCATCAACTGTGCATCAGCCATTTTCATTTTAGTCTCTTGTTTTTTCTTATAGATGTGCGTTGCCGCGTTTAATCCAAGTTTAAGTGCACTAAACCACATTATTCTTGACCTCTAATTATTGAAACACTCTTAGCCATCTTATCTCCTGATGGTATCGTCTTACCTAAAATAGTTTTTTGTATTGAAGTGTCTGCTCTAAGTTTTGCAAGCTCTTCATTCTGTTTTAACTTCTCATCTTGGTTCTGATCACTCATCATAGCTCTCATTTTGTCTAGATTTAGTCTCTCTTCGCCTTCTTTTTCTTTTCTAGCGTTTTCTTTTGCTTGTAAATCTAGTTCTCTTGCTCTTAATGCAGCGATTGGGTCGTTATCAAACTGTGAAGTTATCTTTTTCTCTTCATTTTTAAAGTCTTCCATCATTTCTGACACTAAAACTGCTTTTCTACCTTCAATTTTCTCTTGTAGCATACGCATTTCTTGTTGAAGCTGTGGATTTTGCATTGCCATCTGTCCCATTTGCGCTAATTTTGGTAATTCTTGTCTAAATTCTATCTCAATTTGCTCTTGTGCCATTAAACTTATGTGTTCAAGTATATTTTTTTGTATTGCAGCACCAATTACCGGTGAATTTTTGACCATATTAGTTTCCATAAAGTTTAAATGCGCTGTGATATGCGCTTGATGGTCTTGTCCAGGGAAAGCTTGAAAAGGTTTGCCAGCTAAAGCATCAATATGTTCTAGTGCCGGGTCTTTTGGCATTGGTTGTTCTGGTTTTTTTAAAATTAAATCAATATCTTTTACACCTAACGCTTCGTACATATTTCTGTAAACTTCGTATTGGTTGTGAATGGCAGGATTAGAAGCTGCCAGTTGCATTTCCGTTTGAGCGAGTGATATCCGCTGTGTTTGAGAAAATATATTGGGATCAGCAACTGGCAATATATCTATTCGGTCGTCAAAATCAGATTGTTTGATTTGTCTTTGACCGCCAACAACATCATACGGATAAACTGGAGGTAAGTAAAGTTTAAAAACTCTCGCCATTAAACTAAACTCTCGTCTCATAGAAGCATATAATCTTTTATGAATCGCTGACATTGTTCTAGATCCACGTTCTAACAGTGCAACAGTTGTTCCAACTGCTGCTTGTTGGTTACCCTCTCCTACTTGCAAATCCGCGATGGATGCAAATCTTTGTCCTGCACCGACAACAACACTCATCAATTGTAATAATGTTCCTGATGGTTCTTTAAATGGTAATGGCATAAATGCATCTCGTAAATTACCACCTGGTGCATCAACGTCTCTGAACTCTCCTGGTTGAATTGGCTGTGCTTCGTCTCGCATCTTGATCCCACGCATCTTGAATCCTGCTGGTAAATTAGACAAGGTTCCAGCGTCAAGTAAAGATCTTAATGCTGCAGTAGCTGATCTTGATAATCCACCAATCATGTGTATCAAACCAAAACCATAAAATCCTAGACCTGGTAAAAATTTAAAATGTACGAAGTATTGTATTTTACTTCTTGTAACATCTCCCACTTCATAGTTTCTTCTAATCGATAATACTTCACGTGATCCCTCTTCGATTGTAACTATATAGGGGAGTTTAATTCCTGTAGGCTCACCTTGTGTGTCCATATCTTCAAAGCCTTCGATATCTAAATTTACATGACACTCTAACAAAGTAAATAATCTTTGATCTCTACCTTTGCTCATGCCACCTAACTCTCGTTCTTTTTTCTCTGACTCTGTTTCGTTTTCATTGCCTGGTGTTAGTTCTATATCTCTGTAGAAACCACCGACTTGTTGTTTTCGTAATTCGTTTTCTGACATCTTAACCACATGAATAATTGTTTCCGCATCGTCTAATGAGGTAGCCGTATACGGAACAATTAAATCATCTGCAGGGACAAATTTAGAAACTGTTCTCTGCATAATTTCATCATAATAAACTTTTTTAAATGTAGACCCTGTTAGTGGTAAATAGAATAACATCTGATCAAACTCAGACTCATACTCTTTCATCTCACCCATGATCTGGTAATTCATAAATTCTTTGACTCTAACTGATTGTGCTTCTTTATCTGGACTGGGCACTCCAACGATCTCAGTTCTAACTGGACCACCTGCTGGTAATAATTCTTTGTATGCTAAAGATTGAAACTGTGTGACTGCTTCTGCTAACACCGGGTGGACTGCACCAGATGCACCTTTAAATGGCTCTGTATTTTCTTCGTATTTAAATCCTAAAAGATCTAAACCTTTTGTATAAGAAGTCTCCCAATCTTTTCTAGATGCTTTGTAGTCTGTGTAGTTTTCATATAACTCATGACCGATTGGAGCTAATACTTCTTCTGGAAGCAGCTCTGCTAAATTTGCAAAGTGATCTTCACCTTGTTCTCTACTACCGATTGATGGATCAAAATTTATATCAACACTACCATCTTCGTTTTCTTGTACGTCGATTGGTTGATCTTGTTCTTTTTGCTCTTCCTGTATTTCTACTTGTACTTCTTCAGGACTAGGAACGTTTATTGTTTGCTTTACGTTCGGTAAAGACTTGTCTATTTCTGCCATTTGTTTTCTCCAGTTTTACTGTCTTAACAGTATTGTAGTTAATATTCAACCCTTGAGGTGTTGGCCCTGATTTTGGTGGTGGTCCTGATTTTTTACCTTTTATCATATTTGTTCTTGGACGTAAAAGATACGCCATCATTTCATTGTACTCATGAATCTTCATTATAATTTTAATATGCCAGCTAAACCACCAGCTGCGTTTGGTTCCCTGTCGCTTGGATCAAAATCTTTTAATATTTCTTCTTCTTCGGTTTTTTTCATTAATTCTAACAGCTCATCATCTGTTAATCCTTTGTTTGGATTTTTAGGTATCTCAATATCAAACAGACCTTCTATCTCTAGCATCTGATCCATATCTTTCATACCGCCACCTCTGTTATCTATCTCTATCATTTCTTCAGCAAGATTATTAACATCGTTAATTGCTTCACCAAAAGTATCTGTAAATACATCTATTGGATCTTTCTTACCTATCTCAATTCCTCTTCTATCTAATATTCTTCTAGCGAGTGCTCTCGTGATGCCTGTCGCCGGATCCAAGGATCCACCGGGTCTTCTTGGGTTTGGTAAATTTTCTATGTCACCCATTTTAGGATCAAGAGTTTCAATACCTTCAGCTTTCTTTGCACCTTCTTTTACCATTGGTATAACTGCACCTTCTTTTTTACCAGGTTTACCAACTACTGGTTTTTTAATTTTATCAAAAACATTTTGAATTTGTTTTCTAAGTAGTGGAGTTACTTCACCAAACTCTTGTTTAGCAAATTTATAAGCGTCTTCTATTTTAAGTCCTCTCGCTCTAGCGAGTCTATTTAAAGCTAATAAAAATCTTGCAATCGCACCCATAGTTTACCAATAATATTTATACTGTTTTTTCGGCAGCTTTTCATCCTCATAATCTTCAGGATGATTTAATAAACCACCTTGTCTAAATCTCATGATTGCTTGTGTTGTACTATCAACCAAATCATCATGATCCCCATACGGGAAGGCAGCGCACTCTTCAATAACCTCTTGAGCGAACTGTTTATTCAAAGGTGCCCATATACTACCAGATTCAAATAAAGGTGCAACAGAATTAACTCTGGTATGTTTATCGTTCCCACGTGATGGTGTGTAGTTCACAACAGGTATACCCATATTTCTAAGTTCGTATGTTAGTGGTAGCCCTGATGCTTTAGACTCGATTAATACAGTTTCTGGTTGCCAGTAATCATATTGCTCTTTTGCAACTCTACGTAACTCTGGAAACTCTAATCTATCTTTTATTGCATCAAGCAAAATTAATTGTGGTGGTCCCTCTTCGTGTTCACGAAACACACCCCAAGTAGTGATTGCAGAATAGTCTGCAGACTCTTTTTTCATGAAAGCGGTATCGTAAGATTGTATAACGTGATCAAGACTTGGAATATGATCCTTGTCCCAGTCCTGCCACCATTCTCTTTTTAAGATTGCACCTTCTTCTGATGTTGGATTTTGCATCCATTGTGCATTCCATTTACCGAGTGATAGCGATGCTTTAACTGATTCCAGTTCTTCGATCTTCCAGTACTCCGGCCATACGGGCTTACCACTCGGCATGATTGCCGGAAACTCCACCAACTCCCATTGATCCGATTTAGGTTCTGTTTGGTTCTTCAAAAGAATTCCTGTAAGATCTTTTACATTCCAACGTGTCATTACGCAAACGATTTTACCGCCCGGTTGTAAACGTTGTCTTGGACCCGATGTATACCACTCGTATGCTTTTTCTAATGCACCCATGTTAAGTGCGTCTTGTTCCGAGTGCGGGTCATCTATGATTAATAAATCAGCACCTCGACCTGTGATTGCTCCACCGACACCAGCAGCAAAATACTCGCCACCTTGAGCAGTTTCCCAGCGACCAGCGGCCTGGCTGTCTTCTCTTAGTCTTGTCTTAAATATTTGTTGATACTCTGGAGAGTCAATCAGTGTCTTAGCCTTACGACCAAATCTAACTGCAAGTTCTCCTGTGTGGGTTGTCTGTATAATTTTTAGTTTTGGATTCTTACCTATCATCCAGGCTGGTAGTAGTGTTGATGCAAACTCAGACTTAGTATGCCTTGGTGGCATATTTACTATCAACCTTTTTATTTCACCAGATGCTAGCTTATTGAATTTATCTGCAATTGTTTTGTGATGCTCACCTTCAATAAACTCAGGCCATATAGTTTTTGTAAATGCAAGAAAGTCTTTCTGTGCAAGTTCTTTTTTATCTTCTTCTTTGTACTTTATTAAAAGTTTTTGGAATCTTTTCCTAACATCAGGAGGCAGTTTATTTATTTTATCTATATCTATTTGCATTTGAAAAATTTTTTGTAAAATTTTTTTACATGTTGTTTTTAGTCTTATAATGATTTTCAGGGATTTAACCATACAAATCTCGCATTATAACCGTAGGTTGTGGGACCCCTTTGTATATATACTAATTAATAATTAAAAAAGTTTGGGATTTTGGAAACCGCTTGGTACCTCTATTGGACCTAGGCCCGCTAGGGCCTAGGCTAGAAAGGTTAATCTAATAAAGTCATGTAAGCTTTAGCATTAAGCCTACTAAATTTACTTAGACCTTTTTGCATTGTTTTATAGTCCTCATTAAGTTCTGCCTCTTTGATTTCTATATACAATTTATGTTCTTCAGGTGTTAACATTTCTGATTGACCTGAATAAGGGTTGGTTGCTTTTATTCTTTCTATCATGGGATTATCCTATACTATTGGTCCTGGAGTTGTCAACCTCTATTTTTGTTCTAGTTTGTCTGCCCCAATAAGTGCTTTCATGAACTTCTTTTGTTACTTT